AATTTAAGTGTTACTGCCAAGAATCTCGTGGATGGAAGTGGCAGCACCATGACAATCAACACCAACATGCCCCAGGATCTTTTGCGTCTCTTGCAATTGAGCGGCCAAGACAGTGTTTACACCCTCAATATCACACAAAATCATCATGATCATGATGTGGGCTTGAAAGTGGACAGCAACAGTTGCACAACAATCACCACCAACGATCCGCAGGATTTAATTCAGGCCATTGCACCACAATCTGTAAAACCCTGCGGATGCGAACAAGCATGTGATTGCCAAGCATCCTCAGACTATGCTCTCATGGAGCAACAAGCTGAATATGATTATGGCCATGAAGATGCCACGGATGAACAAATTGAATTTGATATCAAGGACTACAACTTCAAAGGCCGAGCTGATCTACCAGAACGTTTGAGCAGTGCTAGATATGGAAGCAATCCCTTGCGCAGTGAGATGCGTGAAGGCAAAAGCTATGAAAATCTACGCAACATGTATGAACAATTCCTCCTGGAAAGTGAAAACGATGCAGGACAACTGAGTCCTCTAACAGCAGATAACCGCAATGAATTTTTGCATGATCCACTGGCTGGTGAAGATGCTGTAACAGATGGCAGCAGAAGTCCACTGAGCAGAATAGAAAGACAAAAACTACCGGACTGAAAAAGTGATTATCAGAACTCAACAAATAGTAACACTGAACATCATTTATTATATGCCAGATTATCATAATCTGCTACAAGAGTTTATCTGGACATGTGATGATTGGGTGCCTGAACTTCAGCGCACCCATAAATTTCTCTGGCATTGGAAACACAATGTGGATGCAGTGATCAAGGAAATTGTGCTGGGAATAAATCATCGCAGTTTTAACAGCTACACAAATGTAGATCAAATTTTGAATTTAAACTGAACATGGCAAAAAATCCATTACTGGCGCAGGAGGTGAATCTAGTCAAAGCACCTCATCAAAAAATTGCATTGACCAAAGAGCAACAAGCTGAATTTATCAGATGTGCAATAGATCCTGTTTATTTTGCCAACAATTATGTGTATGTGCAACATCCCACACAGGGCAAGGTGCCATTCAAGCTGTTTGATTATCAGACACAGATGATCAGCACCTACAACAATCACAGACAAGTGATTGCTATGTGCAGCCGTCAATTGGGAAAAACTGCCACCAGTGCTGCATATATTTTGTGGTTCAGCATTTTTCAAGAAACTGTGAATGTGTTGATTGCTGCCAACAAGTTTAGATCAGCAACAGAAATCATGGACAGAATAAGATTTGCCTATGAAGAATTACCAGACTGGTTGCGCCCGGGTGTTACCACCTACAACGTGCAAAAGATTGTTTTTGACAATAGCAGCAAAATAGAAAGCACCACCACAACACCTGACAGCGGACGTGGCAAAAGTATCAGTCTCTTGTATTGTTTGGCCGGAGAAACCGAAGTAACCGTACGAAACAAGCATACTGGCGAGATTGAAACACTCGCTTTGAAAGAACTGCATAACAGAACTTCGAAAAAACCGTGAGATAACGTGGCTTTCGTCATAAATAAATGATGACAAAGCTTGAGCAATTTAAAATACGCAACCGCAAACGTAATAGGCATTTGTATACAGCGGAATCAATTGAAGGAATTGATTTTGTAATATGCCCTGTTAGCGGAGAGCGCCTTAGTATGATAAGAAATGATTATATTTCAAAGATATTAGGCATTGATCCAAATGTCTATTGGAAACAGTACGAACATATGCAACGCTGTTCTCAAAAAAGGAAAATCAACATCAAAACAGGACTGTCAGTAGTTGATGATGCCACAGGTTTGACCAAACATGAGCTCGGTATCAAAAAATCGCAGGTTACAAAAAGTATTCCGGATTCCCAAGGGCAAACTATACACCAAAAAATTGGGCAAAGAACACGAGCTACACATATGTCAAACATTGACCAGTTTGGTCGAAATGGCTATAGTCAAAGTGCAGTCAGAAACATTATCAAGGGTAATCAAACAAAAGCCGAAAGAGGTCTTATCTTATATCCACATGAAAGAAGTCTATATTATAGATATAAAACTGTCGTCTTGTATCTCACAACCAAAAATAGACCTCAATTGCTGGAAAACACTGACATCAAATTGGGACTAGCAGGAGAACCAAACGCTTATCATATTGATCACAAATACAGCATTTATTCAGGGTGGAAAAACAAAGTGTCACCTTTGATTATCGCTAGTATTGAAAATCTGCAACTGCTGCCATGGAAAGAAAATATCAGTAAACATACTAGATCGAGCATCGACCTGGATCAATTGCTAAGTATGTGTAAGACCAACTTAGCAGATAACAAAGAGCAATTTGATAAAATCATGCAAATTCTTATACAAGATAGTCAAGATGAGGTTCCTCCAACCGGAGCGTTTGTGCTAGAGAGATATTATGCAACAACATTACTTTGAAAATAGCGATTATGAGATACTGACTCCGTTTGGGTGGGAAGATTTTGAAGGCATCATCTGCAACGAAGATGCCAACAAAGATTCCCGAGTTCTTGTTTTGCAAAACGGGTTATCTATTACTGCTACAAATGATCATAGATTTTATACCAAGAACGGCGAAACAAAGGCAAGTGAACTTGCAATAGGTGATTGGTTAGATACCGAACACGGATTTGTTGAAATTGTTTCAATTGATGAGATTGTCTTGCAACACACCTATGACATCTTCAATAGCACAAATCATATTATATATGCCAATAAAATTAAGAGTCATCAATGTGACGAGTTGGCCTTCGTAAAATCCAGAATAGCAGAAGAATTTTGGACAGCCATCAGCCCCACACTGGCCACTGGTGGTAAATGCATCATCACCAGCACGCCCAATGGTGATGAAGATACCTTTGCACAAATTTGGTATGGCGCCAACAGAATCCAGGATGAATATGGAAATGACGATCCAGATGGTGTGGGTGCAAATGGTTTCAAGGCATTCATGGCAACTTGGGATCAGCATCCTGACAGAGACGAAGAATGGGCCAAGAAAGAACGTGCCAAGATTGGTTATGAAAAATTTGCCAGAGAATACGAGCTCAAATTCCTCACAGCTGATACAACACTCATTGACAGCAGGGTATTGAGCAGTCTGGTTAGCAAAGAAAGCACCTTCAAAACTGGTGAAATAAAATGGTGGATGAAACCACAAGCCAACGGTATATATTGTGTGAGTTTGGACCCCAGTGCAGGTGTGGGCAGAGATTTTGGTGCAATCCAAGTATGGAAATTGCCTGAAATGCAACAGGTGGCAGAATGGATGCACAACAGAAGCAGTGTTGCCATGCAATTGAAAACCCTGATTCAAATTTTGCAATTTTTGGATAGAGAGATCAGGAAATTGCCTGACCAATTGGGAGAACCAGATCTCTACTGGACTTTTGAAAACAACAGTTATGGACAAAGTGTAATTGAATTGCTCAACGAAGTGAGCCTGGATAACATTCCTGGTCAGCTCATGAGCGAGCCTGGTCAATCTCAACAGCGCATGCGCAGAGGATTCAACACCAATGTCAAAACCAAAAGCCAGGCCATAACCAAATTCAAAAGCCTCATCGAGAGCAACAGAATGCAGATCTACAGCAAACCACTGGTGAGTCAGCTGAAAAACTTTGTGAGCAAAGGGGATAGTTTTGCTGCCAAAAGTGGTGAAAACGATGATTTGGTGAGTGCCACACTGTTGATTGTGCGCATGAGTCAAATGATTGGCAAATGGGATGACAGAACAGCAGCCACTCTCATGGACAACAGTTTGTTGGAAATAGATGGATTGCAAGAACCCATGCCCATTGCTGTAAGCATTTGGTAATAAATACAGCAAGTAAATTGGGCACATGATATGACTGAACAACAAGATCCAGAAAATGCTGCCATGGCGCAAATGATTTTCACCATTCTCAGTGGTAAGAATCACAAAGTGATCATGTATGATCCCTCTGGCAAGAGAGTTTTTGACCCTTCACAAGCCAACAGATTGTTTTGCACAGACCTCAACATGATGGTGCAGTTGGGCTACACCAAAGGCAGCAGTCAAAAACCCAGTGTGACTTTTCACACAAGTGCTACAACCCCCTTGCGAGATGTGGAAGAAATTCGCAACACCTTGCGTCAGCACAACAGCTTTGATCACAGTTTCAATCTCATGCCATATGGTAAAAATCTCGAACCCAAGAATTTCAAAAACATGAACAAAACAGAAGTAACAGAAAGTGCCTGGACAGGCAGCACAAGAACCAGCAGATGGAAAACAGGTGTCACAGAAGTGGTGATCCGACACAACCAACGTCTGGAAGACAGTGAGAACCCTCGCCGCTGGACACGCATTGCTGACATCTTCATCCATGGTGCAGATGGCAGCAGATACAAGTTCCCCTACCGTCACATCCTGGGAGCCAAGGCCATGGCGCAACACTTGGACCAACAAGGCGCCCCTTGGGATGAAACTGGCAACATACTTCAGGATATCCTGGATCTCACCATGCAGGTTCGCAAGCTCAAGAGATGGGCTGTGAACAATCAACCCAACTGCTTGGATGCCATTCACAATCTGCAAAGAGACATCAAACACATACTCCACAAGATCAGTCAACCCAACAGTTATGCACAAGCTGTGGACCAGGCCAAACAGATGCACCCCACCTGGCAACAAGTGCCTGTGAGCATAGATATCACATGGCCACAAGGCATGGACAAGGCTGTCTCCATGCTGCACAGTTATCTGCCACATGAACATCAGCCCACTGCCATGGATCACATGGACTACCTAGAACCCGAGGAACACAATATGGATCAAATGGATCAGGACGATCAGGCCTTTCCTGAAGCAAGAGAGCTCAACGAGTGGTTTGGGCAATTTGACGTAAGCAAAATATTTGAACAACAACCCAGTGAGCTGGAAAAGACTATTGCAGTTAACCAAGAGGAGCATGGCAAGGAAGATCCTCGTCAAGTGTATCAGGATGTCAAAGATGATGTGATGGGTCTCACCAATACTTTTGAAAAGGATCCTCAAGCAGCATTGGATCAGATTACCAAAACACTGGAAAAACTCAAAAAACTCAAAATGTGATATTGGCCAGTGTCGTGTATATCCTGGCACATGGATCCATGTGCCAGGATTGAGGGTGGAAAAATGCGTGGGTGCAATCAAAAATATTGATTGCACTATTGATTATTCTTGAAATTTTGTCTAACATATTAATGTTACTGATGCAAAGCAGCAATGTTTGTGCAATAGTATCGTAACCTTATAGGCACAATAGAAAGGACAGTATGTCATGGCACTTAATTTAGCACAGATTAGAGAAAAGCTACTCGCACAACAAGCACAAAAAGACAAGCCCCGCACAGGTGGTGGAGATAATGCAAATTATCCGTTTTGGGCCAATCCAGATGGTTCCACAGCCACACTGCGTTTCCTACCAGACGGAGATTCCAGCAATGACTTCTTCTGGGTAGAACGACTGATTATCAAACTCCCATTCTCAGGTATCAAAGGTGACAGCAGCAGCCGTCCCACAGACGTGCAAGTTCCTTGCATGGACATGTGGAAACCAGGCAGTTGCCCCGTCAATGCCGAAATCCGCCCCTGGTGGAAAGGTGGCAAGGACATGGAAGATCTTGCTCGCAAGTATTGGCGTAAAAAGAGCTTTTTGTTCCAGGGATTTGTTGTTCAGAACCCCAACCCAGAAGATGCTGCAAATGTTCCTGAAAACCCCATCCGCCGTTTTGTGATCAATCCCAGCGTGTTTGATCGCATCAAGACTGTGTTCATGGATCAGGAAGTGGAAAACAGCCCAGTGGGTTATGAAGATGGTTTGGATTTCCGTCTGGTCAAGGGCACCAAGGGGCAGTATGCTGATTATGGCAGCAGCTCATGGGCTCGTAGGGAACGTGCTCTCAGCACGGAAGAACTTCAGGCCATTGACAAGTTTGGGTTGTTCCACCTCAGCAACTATCTACCCAAGAAACCAGATGAAGATCATCTACAAGCAATCATTGACATGTTCCATGACAGCGTGGATGAAAAACCATATGATCCTACCAAGTATTCGCAATACTACAGGCCCTATGGTCTTAAAACTGATGAAACAAATGACCAGGTCATGGACACTGTGAAAACCAGTGTACAAGTGCCCCGCAATGTAAAAATCACAGCACCTGTGGCAACCACCACCGATGATGTGCCATTTGATGTGGACACCAAGGCTGCTGCCACCCCAGCAGCTTCTGAGGAAGCTCCCAAGAAGCTTACCAGTCCAGAAGACATCCTGGCTGCAATTCGCAAGCGCAACCAGGCCAAGGGATAACTAAAATTATCCTGGGAGGGCTCTTGACGGGCCCTCCCTTTCTGTCTATATATACATATGATCAATAACAAGGACAGCCATGACAGTCAAAACATTAGATTTAACCAAATTTAGAAAAGATATTACCAAAAATATTCCTGGCTTGAGCGTGGGCTTTAGAGATCCCAAGGTGTGGATCAGCACAGGCAACTATGCACTCAATTATGCCATTAGCGGCAGGTTCAGAGATGGCGGCATCCCCTTGGGTAAAGTTGCTGTTTTGGCTGGAGAAAGTGGCTGTTTACCATCTATCGCCAAGGTGCGGGCTAGGATAAAAAAGAGATAATTTTTTATCCAGATTGATCGCATAACATAAATACTTTTGAAAAAGAGAGATATGGTATGCGATCAATTTTTGATAGAAAATACTTCAAAGAAGCAGGAATCAATCAATCAATGTTCAATAGTCAACAAATAGAAGAGATTGAACAAATAGCAACAGAGTCATACCCTATGAGTGCTGGTAAAGTCGATCAGTTGATAACTGTAATCAAAAACCAGCCTAACTCAATTTATAAATCATGGATCAGATATCAAGAGCTATCTACTAGCAA